TCTTCACTCGACACAAAGGGAACGGATGCTCTGTTGGAGATTCTCCACCAGATGCCCGACAACACCAACATCTTCGTAATCTCCCACAAGGATCAGTTGCACGACAAGTTCAACTACTCCCTGCGGTTTGAGAAGAAGCAGAACTTCAGTAGGATAGCAGCATGAGCAACAAGAAAATTCGATTCATTGACAATCAGATGGTAGAGTACGAGATTCTTCCACTGGTGGATTCCTATGCTTCAATCCTGCGTCAGCCGACACAGGTGATAGATTTCGACGCGCCGCAGATCGGAATTCCATATCTCTCATTGAGCCTCATGGAATCCCTCAAGCACTACAAGGGTTTGGGACTCTCCGCGAATCAGGTGGGTCTACCCTATCGTGCGTGCGCTCTCGACATGATCGAAGAGAATGAGATCTTCTGCCTGATCAATCCAGTCATCGTGGAGAAGGCACCGACTCCTTCCACGTACAAGGAAGGATGCCTTTCGTTCCCCGGTCTGTTCCTAGAGATTGGACGACCTGAGTGGTGCGTGGTGGAATTCCAAGCAGGCAACGGTGAGAAGATCACGAAAAAGTTCGAAGGCATTTGGGCAACGTGCGTACAGCATGAGTTGGATCACCTTGACGGCATCTGTTATACGGATCTTGTCTCACCCATCAAGCTAGATATTGCTAAGAGGAAGGTCAAGGCGAACCTCCGGAAGATCCGTCGCGCCACCACAGGCGCGTAAGTCATTGATTCTAAACGGGTTATATGGCTTGCTTTTCACTGGAAAACCTGTCAAACTGGTGGCATAGTAGAGGTTTTACATGTCAGCCACCAATCTCAATGTCACTAAGTCGATCCTCGCGAAATTGCTCGCGGGTGAGAATATCAACGTAGTGCATCAACGTGTAAGCACTGCGGCATTCGAACTCAAGACTCGCACTCTGTATCTTCCGATTTGGGAAGACATGGACGGCGAGCTTTATGACTTGCTCTGCGGTCATGAAGTCGGACATGCTCTCTATACACCGGCTGACGGTTGGCACAATGCCATTCACGATGAAAACGGCAAGCTGATCGGCACGTTCAAGAATGTGCTGAACATCGTGGAAGATGCGCGTATTGAGAAAATGATCAAGCGCACGTATCCCGGTCTGTCTCGGTCATTCGTTTCTGGCTACAAGTCGCTCTTCGAACGCGACTTCTTCGGCATCAAGAAACTCAAGGATTACAACAAACTCAACATCCTCGACCGCATCAATCTGTATGCGAAGTGCGGCTCGTTCCTGATCGTGCCTTTCAATGATGAAGAGCGCGAACTCATGCGCGAAGTCGAAACTACCGAGACTTGGGAACAGGTTGTCGTAGTCGCTCGCAAACTCTTCGAACGTGCGAAGCAGGAACAGGACGACAAGATGAACGATCTTGAAGACCTGACCGAAGAACTTCTGCGCCAGTTCGAAGAGAATTGCGAGACTGGCAACTTCGAAGAGCAGGAACTTGACCTGTCGGATGACGACGGGCAGGAACTCCCCATTCCGCAGCGTGCGGGTGAAGAGGAAGAGGAAGGCGAAAAGACTCCGACCGATGCCGATGCGTCTACCGATGAAGAATCGGAAGAGGAAGAATCGGCTGACGGTAAGGGTGCGGATAGCGACTCTGAGCCGGAAGAGGAAACGGATGAAGATGCGAATGCGTCTGGCGACTCCGATGAAGGTGAAGAGGAAGACTCTACCGAAGAGCCGTTGTCTGGCGCAGATGGCGCAGGCGAGGAAGGTAAGACTGAGGACAAGGATCCGGAGTCTATCACCGACAAGATTTTCCGTGACCGTGAACGCGAACTGATCGCGGACGGCGTGGAAATCTACACGTACAATCTGCCTAAGCCGATGCTCGACAAGATCATCGTGCCGAACAAGATTTTCATTGACAACTTCTACGAACAGTTGGCGACTGCGCAAAAGCTTGCGGGTAAGAACGATCCTATCGTGGCTACGGCAGCGAAGCGTTTCTCTGAGAAGAACAACCGGTACATCAACCTGTTGGTCAAGGAATTCGAAATGCGGAAGAATGCGCGGCAGTATGCTCGCACTACCGTAGCGAAGACTGGCGAACTAGACATGGGCAAGCTGCATACCTACAAGTACAGCAATGACCTGTTCAAGAAAATCTCTGTTGTCGAAAAGGGCAAGAGCCACGGCATGATCATGTATGTGGACATGTCCGGTTCGATGGGCGATTGCTTCGGCGCGACCATGGAACAGACGCTTATCCTGACTGCGTTCTGCCGTCGCGTCGGCATCCCGTTCGACGTTTACGGTTTCTCGGATCGTCGCGACTTCCTGACTTCCATGATCGCGAAGCGCAAGCTGAACTCTGGCTTTGTCGGCAAGAAGTTCCAGAAGTTGAACAACGATGCGTATGAAGTTACAAGCGATGCGTTCCACCTGATTCACTTTGTCTCTTCGCAGATGCAGGGCAATCACTATCGCCGTGCGGTTGACGCAATGGCAATGATCGCAATGAACTGGAAGAGCCGCATGTACCCGCGCACGTACCTGTCATGGGAATCCATGGGTCTTGCGCTCGGCGGCACTCCGTTCACTCAGACGGTCATGGCTTCGCGCCCGATGATCGAAAAGTTCAAGATCGACAACAAGGTTGATATCACCAACGTCATTTACCTGACTGATGGTGACGGCACCGGTTGCTTCAACTTCACGGATATCAAGCCGTCAGCCTACACTGCGGAAGGCAAGCCGAAGATCGAACAGCATATCTACCTGATCGACCAGAAGACCCGTCGCCGCATCGAACTGATCAACGGCTACACTTCGGCTGCGCAGCACCAGAAGGCTCTGACCGAGTTTGTGCGTCAGGCAACCGGTTGCAAGCATATCGGCTTCTACATTGGCGACTCGCGCACGATCAAGGGCTACATCCGTACTAACACTAAGATGGATGAAGTCGCTGAGAAGGAAATGGACAAGCAGTGGCGCAAGGATGGTTACTACTCTGCGCCGATGATCGGCTATGACATGTACTACTTTGTCAAGCAGTCTGACCTCAACGTTTCGGACGACGATTACAACATCACCGAAGACATGAACAGCAAGAAAATTGCCAAGGTCTTCACCGATGCGCAGGATGACAAGCGTAAGCACCGCGTCCTCGTTTCGAAGTTCGCGCAGGATATCGCAGCGTAATGGCAATCTCCACCTTCATAGAACGTCCGCGCAGAGGCGACGGCACCATCTATGGGGTGCCGTACACCTTTCGCTATGAGTCTTATGAGTATGAGTTGATCGACGGCACGCGATTCGAAGAACACAAGTTCGATGACATGGTGGACTACGTAAAGCGCAATCACAAGTCATTCAGTGGGATGATGGATGCGAAGTTAGGAAGTCGGCGGATGACTCCGGACGATCTGAACGCACGCCGACTGTTCATCGTAACAGAGAACAAGAAAAGACAGTTGAAGTGGGATAAGGAATTCAACCACAAGGTTGTGAATCTTGTTCACAAGGCAATTGAGCAGGGCATGGTGAGTCTGAAAGTCGCAACGATACAGCCGTTCGAACTTCGCACGGTTGACGATAAGGTGAGTACGATGGTGACACCGAATTACGATTCCTTCGATATCTGGTATGATCGGAGTCTTGTTTCTGAGTCTGAGGCATACACTCGCTGCCGCGAACAAGCCGAGAATGCGATAAGAAAGTCCATGCCGCCGCCTGATTTACTGCCGATGGTGTAAGTCATTGATTTCAAAAGGCTTTCAATCCTTGCCTTTTACCCCGATAACCCGCATAATGGGACATAGATAGTACACATGGCATCCTCCGATATGGCACGCACCCCGAACTACACCGTGGAACAGCAAAAGCAATTCCTTGAAGACCTGATTGCCGAATTTGGCGATACGGCAACGTCCAAGCAAATTCTTGACTTCGCAGAAGGCAAGGGTCTGCCCGTTCCGCATTTCATTCTGCGCGACGACAAGCGCAAGTTCGCTCGCGGCAAGTATCGACTTTGCTCGCGCTCCGCACTCCTGAAAAAGAACACCGTGTCGCACGCAATCGCGAAGGCACTGGAAAAGGCGGATGCAGAAGAGGCACCCGCAATGCTGCCGAATGCGACTGTGACACAGATCGCGTCAAAGCGTGCGCTCAACATCACCGAGTCATTCGTACCTGACCGTTTGGATACTTACGTACCCTTCGGATTCTTCGATGACCTTCGGGACATTATCAATTCCAAGATTTTCTACCCTGTTTTTATTCAGGGTCACTCAGGCAACGGTAAGACGTTGATGGTGGAACAGGTTTGCGCTTCGCTCGGTCGCGAAATGATCCGAGTGAACATTACGAAGCGAACCGATGAAACGGACCTGATCGGTTCGTATGAACTGATCGACGGTAACACAATTCGCCGCGAAGGTCCGGTTCTCACCGCAATGCGCCGTGGCGCGATTCTGCTTCTGGATGAAGTTGACCTCGGCACCGAAGACTTGCTTTGCTTGCAGCCGGTGCTAGAGGGGAAACCGTACTTCGATAAGAAGACCGGTGAAGTCATACATCCCTGCTACGGTTTCAACGTCATTGCGACTGCCAACACTAAGGGCAAGGGTGACGCGGACGGTCGCTATCTCGGTGCGAACGTCATGAACGAAGCTATGCTTGAGCGTTTCGCTCTTACGGAAGAGCAGGACTATCCGGACGCGAAGACTGAGCGCAACATTCTGCGCAAGAACTTCGAAGCGTTGGAAGTGTCGGATGACGACTTCATTGATCGTCTAGTCACTTGGGCAGAAGTCATTCGCAAGTCCTTCAAGGATGGTGCGGTGGATGAAATCATTTCCACCCGTCGCCTTGTCCACATTACGAAGGCTTTCAAGATCTTCAAGCGCAACCGCATGAAGGCAATCGAAAAGTGCCTCAACCGGTTCGATGCTGAGACTAAGACCGCATTCCTCGACCTGTATACGAAGGTTGACGTTGAAGCGTTCAAGGTGGAAGCCGAAGGCAGAATGCCGGAAGCGACCGAGTTCGAAGACATGGTTACAATGCTCACCACAAAGTACAAGACTCCGGTTTCGATCTACAAGGATGAAGCGAAGGCTTGCTACGTTGTCGATGCGTTCGACCGCAAGACCTCGGTGACTTACGCGCAGATCAAGGCTTCGAAGTCTGCGACCGCAATCTTCGACCAGACGATTGCTGACCATCAGTTCCTCGTACCGGAAGCCTAATATGGCACTTCAAAAGATAATGGAAGATCATGCTGCCGCATTAGAGATAGTGCGGCGCGTACAGCAAAACGCACGGTGGAGCGACTTACTCGACTCTTACGTGATTGACGCGGATACTGTCGCGATGGCAGATATCCTTGTGCGCGAAATCGAAGAGTCTGACAAATGAAAGAGCGTCACATTGGATTCACCGGCACCCGCGAGGGTATGTCGGACCATCAAAAGGAAACCTTCGCGGGTATCCTCAAGACGGCGAAACTTCTCTCCGAACTTGAAGATGAAGTGATCGTGTTTCACCATGGCGACTGTAAGGGTGCCGATGCCGACGCGCACGCAATCGCATTAGAGTTAGGATGCAGCGTCATCATCCATCCGCCAGTCAAGCGCATCATGCGTGCATACTGTCAGGGTGCGCGGGAAATCCTGCCACCCGAAGACTACTTAGAACGTGATCGCTGCATCGTGGATTCTGTTAGCGGCATGATCGCTGCTCCTAAGTCAGATAAGGAAGAAGTCCGAAGCGGCACATGGTACACTGTGCGATATGCTCGTAAGACTAATAAGAGAGTTATCCTGCTAAACCGGGAATCTCAAGTCTAATTCATAGGTTTGATTAGAATTAAGAATTCTGCTATAATAGTAGCATGACTAAGATAATGAGGCTGTGACTGAAATGACTGATATGGATACAGATGAAATTTTCGGTGGTATTAAGCGTATCACTCCTGTCTACACTGACAACATCATTCAATTCCCGAAGATGCCGGTGAATGCGGCGACTGATATTGAGCATAGTGACATGGACAATATCATCCAGTTTCCGGATAAGCTATTTGTCCTAATAGGCTCTTAATATCATGACAACCAAACATACAGGCGCACGCGAGCTAATCAAGCTAGGCGTATTCGACAACCTCTCAAGCTTCAAGCAATTCGAAGAGCGCAGCAAGAAACTGCCGAATACGAAGCTTGTCGGTGACTATCTGGAAATTCTCGTTGAGGGGTTGCTGTACACGCATCCGTATTTCAACGCAAAGAATGTCTGGCAAGTCGGCAGCATCCCGTCGCGGATCGTCAAAAAGTACAACTTCCCGAAGCACAAGACGATGGGACTCGACGGCGCATACGAAGACCAATTTGGTCAGATCATTCCGTATCAGGTCAAGAACTACTCTTGCGATGTTCTCTCCGTAGAACACGTTGCGACCTTCCTCGGCGTTACTGAAAAGTCGCTGCGGGATCGCGTCATCTTTACGAACGTTCCCCGCTTCGCGACGGAAATCGACCGGCGTATCGGTCTGCGCGGCGTGAAAGCCGGATTCTTCCAGACTCTCACAAAGCATGACTTCATCAACTTCTACAATTGGCTTATGGACAAGCCGCTCCTGCCAGTTCAGCAGCGCACACCTAAGCCGCACCAGAAGGAATTCGTTGCTGCCGGTATTGATCACTTCGCGACCAATGATCGCGGACAGGCTGTAGCGGCGTGCGGATCGGGCAAGACCCTTTCTGGACTCTGGATCATCGAAGGTCTGTGGCGTGCGGGTAGGTTGCCTAACAACACCGCAATCGTCTTCCTGCCGTCCATTTCGCTTGTCTCGCAGACTCGTAAGGAATGGAACGCGCAGCTTCCGAATGATCTTCTGGAAATCTGCGTATGCTCCGACGAGACTGCCGGTAAGCAGGACGACACGATTCAGTACAACGTCAAGGACATGATGTTCCCGGCAACTACGGATGCCAAGACCATTCGCAAGTTCCTCAAGCACAAGACTCGCAAGCTTAAGGTCATCTTCTCGACGTATCACTCTGCGGCAGTAGTGGCGAATGCCATGAACTCGCGTGGCATCCCGGCAATCGACTTCGGCGCATTCGATGAAGCGCACCGCACGGCATCGACTGGCGCGATGTTCTCGTTCGCACTGTCCAACAGCAACATTCGCATCAACAAGCGCATGTTCATGACTGCGACTCCGAAGCACTACAAGATCAGCGCAGACAAGCTCAAGAAACTTGGTGACGATATCAAGATCGTTTCCATGGACAACGAAAAGCTATATGGCAAGGTCTTCTATCGGCTCACCTTCAAGGAAGCCGTTGCGCGTGGCATCATCGTTCCGCTCAAGGTCATCGTTTCGATGGTGACGCGGCAGGACGTTGCCGAGTGGGTTGAAGACAAGCAAGCGACCACCAACGTCAAGGGTGAGGATATCAACGTCAAGTGGGTTGCGGGTCAAATCTCGCACGCGCAGGCACGCAAGAAGTACGGTATCACTAAGTCGATTTCTTACCTGTCGCGTATCGCACAAGCCGAAGACTACGCGAGCGATTCGCCGCGTGGACTCAAGAACTACGTGAAGGGTCTGGAAACCTTCGCGGCTTCCTCTAATCAGAATTCGACCGAACGCGAGAATGTCCTGAAAGACTTCCGCGAAGCACCGTATGCCGATATCGCGAACTCGCGCTGCCTGACCGAAGGCGTAGACCTTCCCTCGGTGGACATGGTTCACTTCTTCCACCCGCGCAAGAGCCACATTGATATCGTGCAGGCAATCGGTCGCCCAATGCGTATCGCTCCCGGCAAGGAATGTGGTTACGTTCTAGTGACGCTTTACATCGACCAACAGAAGGGTGAATCCTTTGAGGAAGCGGTTGAGCGCACTTCGCAGGACGGTCTGGTGGATATCATCAACGCAGTCCGCGAACACGATGAAGACCTCACGGCACTCATTCAGCAGCTTCGGCGCGAACGTGGCGAAGGTCGCCCATACAATCCACGCATTCTCAAGGACAAGATCGAAGTGATTGGTCCGCGAGTGCGTCTGGAAACGCTTGAGAAGTCAATCTCAACGATCATCATTGACCGACTCAGCACGGCATTCGATGAAACGTATGGCGAGTTCATGGCATTCGTAAAGAAGCACGGCAGGCTCCCGCAGGGTTAATGATATGATGACCGAAGCACAACTGTATCAGTGGATGAGGGCACAACGCACCTATAACAATCAGGGGCGACTTGAGCCGCGCCGCGTGAAACTTCTAGAGAAGATTCCCGGTTGGACTTGGACACCAGAAGATGATTCTTGGAATCAGAAGTATGAACTCTCTAAGAAGCACGGTACTCTATCCCGTACCTTCATTACAGCCGATGGAATCAAGTTAGGATGCTGGCAAGAAAACATGCGTAAGAATGGTGGTAACAACAAGCACATGACACCAGAGCGCAAGAAACTTCTAGAGAAGATTCCCGGTTGGTATTGGAAAATGACACCAGAAATGTTCTCCGAGAAGCAGAGAAAGTGTTCTTCTGGAAGAAAGACAAAGGCTCGCCGCAAATGATGACCGAAGCAGAATTATTTCGTTGGATGGGTACGCAGCGCAGATCGTGTACGGACCCACGCCGTCGCGAATTGCTTGAGGCGATTCCCGGTTGGACATGGGAGAGTCCCAACGACATACGTTGGAATGCCAACTTCAAAGTGTTCAAGAAACACGGAAAGATGGTCAACAACCAACATTTCAAAACGCCCGATGGTGTCTCCCTCGGTAAGTGGGTGAAGAACCAACAACAGTTCTGTAAGGAACCCGCGAAACGCGCATTGCTAGAATCTATTCCCGGTTGGGTCTGGCTCACACCACAAACCGATAGATGGGATCGTGCATTTGAGTATCTCAAGACGCATGGTGTAGTGACGCACGGTTTCAAAACGCCGGATGGATTTAGACTTGGACACTGGATTAACACTCAGAGACAAGCTTGTAAAGATCCAGAGAGGCGCAAACTATTAGAGTCAATTCCCGGTTGGACATGGGTGGTGGTAGAGAGAAAACCCAACTCAAAGAATATCGCATTGTGGGAAAAGGGATACGATCACCTTAAGCAATATGGCAGTGGTGCGGTGACTCAGAAGTACCGTATGGAAGACGGCTTTGCTCTCGGGCATTGGGTTATGATGCAGCGACGTATTTGTAAGGATTCAGAACGCCGCCGACGATTAGAGTTAATTCCTGACTGGACATGGAAATCCCCTCGCGGTCCAAAAGTTAAGAGCAGGATTTAGGCTAGACTTTCTCTAGCGACTCTGCTATAATGATTGTGTAATGGGTAATACCGCAGCCCGTTCATATCTCTAATGTGAATTGCGGGATTTGTTTGAGGTTCTAGAACTATGAAGCTATCGTTACGTGAGAAGGTGCTGCGCACTTTCGATAATCCGGTGTACAACACCTTTACGACCGCACAGGCTGCGGCTCGTTTCGGCGTGTCGCCTGCCACCGTCACTAAGACGGTCAACGCACTGCGTCTAGATGGTCATCCCATCTATCGCAACCGCAAGACCTATGAAGGTCGCACGATCAACGTCTATCGTTACGGCACGCCGTCGAAGCGTTTCCTGCGCAACCTCCGTGCGGGTCGCACTCAGATCGCTATCGAAGCCCTCAACGGCTAACCCTAGCGTCAAGTGACGAAAAAAGAGCCGGAAGAAATTCCGGCTCTTTTCGTTTGACTTTCCCATACCGATGATGTAAACTGTGCTATATATTGGGTCATCATCATTTCTGAGTGGAGTCTTTCTTATGCAACTTGAAATTAGCGTAGACGAACTGAAAAAGGTCAAGCTATTCGTAGCGACACCGATGTACGGTGGAATGTGCCACGGCATGTATGCCAAATCAGCATTAGACCTACAAGCCTGTTGTGCCGCCTATGGCATCGAAGTGAAGTTCTCATTCATCTTCAACGAATCTCTAATCACACGCGCACGAAACTATCTGGTAGACGAATTCCTTCGCTCCGGTTTCACGCATCTTCTATTCATCGACGCGGACATTCACTACGATCCTCGCGATGTTGTTGCTCTTATCGCTCTTAAGAAAGACGTTATCGGTGGACCCTACCCGAAGAAGAGCATCAAGTGGGCTTCGGTTGTCGAAGCCGTCAAGAAGAATCCAAACATTGCGGCTGCGGAACTTGAAAAGGTCGCGGGTGACTTTGTGTTCAATCCAGTTCCCGGCACCGAGAAGTTCTCTATCGGTGATCCAATCTCCGTTCTGGAAATCGGCACCGGCTACATGCTAGTCAAGCGCGAAGTCTTCGACAAGCTCAAGGATGCATTCCCCGGCATCGAATATCGTCCGGACCATGTGGGTCAGGTCAACTTCGACGGCTCGCGTATGATTCACGCTTACTTCGACACCGTGATCGACACGCCAGAATCTTACACTGGCGGCGGCACGATGCGCTACCTGTCGGAAGACTACATGTTCTGCCAGTTGTGGCGGAAGATTCAGGGTGAAATCTGGCTATGCCCATGGATGAAGACTCACCACATTGGCACCTACGCATTCGTAGGCGACATGGCAGCAGTGGCAAACTACGTGGGAACTCTGTAATATGATCATTGGTTTCGTTGGGTTTATCAATAGTGGTAAGGGAACTGTCTCTGACATTCTCACCCACAAGTACGGGTTCAACAAGGAAAGTTTTGCGAACGCAGTGAAGGACGCGGTTTCTCCTATCTTCGGTTGGGATAGGAAAATGTTGGAAGGTGATACGAAGGAGTCTCGGGAATGGCGTGAGACTCCTGATCCATGGTGGTCTGAGAAGTTGGGCAAGCCTTTCTCTCCTAGGCTTGCTCTTCAACTTATGGGAACAGAGAGTGGGCGCAATGTGTTCCACACAGACGTATGGGTTCTGTCTTTTCTAAGACGCACTGATCCGGCTAAGAACTACGTCCTCGCTGACGTTCGCTTCCCCAACGAAATCGACCTGATCCGTAACAACGGTGGCAAGGTCATCCGTGTCAAGCGCGGTCCCGAACCCGAATGGTACGACACTGCGGAAGCCTACAACGTGTCTACGAATTGGGACGGCTCCATGCAGTACATGAAGCGGTTCCCTAATGTCCATTACTCCGAGTGGGCGTGGATCGGAAAGTCTTTCGATGATGAAATCACTAATTCGACTACGCTAGAAGACCTTGAGAAAAAGGTTGTGAAACTGATTCAGCCGTGATATAATACGGTATACTTTGGAGTGATTATGAAGCTAAGTGAACTGACAATTGAAATCCTCAAGAATTTCGCGACACTAAACCAGTCGCTCATGTTTCGGAAGGGGAGCGAACTCGCGACCATTACAACAGGAAAGACTATCCTCGCAAACGCTAGAGTGGTAGAGTCCTTCCCTTCCGATTTCGCCCTATACGATCTGAACAAGCTCTTGGCTAAGTTGTCTCTGTACAGGGATGCCGAGATTGAACTGGAAACGGATCGTCTTACCCTCAAGTCTCCGGACTCCCGCCGCAAGGACTACATCAAGTTTTCCTCGCCCAAGATCATCACTGCGATTCCACCTGACAAGAAGTTGTCGATGGATTCCCCGGAGCATGAGTTTGAACTGAGCGCAGAAGACCTACAGTGGCAGCGCAAGTCTGCCGGTATCTCTGGCTCGCCATTCCTGATCTTCCGTGGCGATGGCAAGAAGATTCACATTCAGTCGAACGATCCGAAGGATGATTCTTCCGACATGTCTTCTACCGAGATTGGTAAGACCAACAAGAGTTTCGTCTACGTAATCAAGGTCGAGAACTGGAAGATGCTCGACGGCAACTATCGCGTCAAGCTTTGCAAGGGTCTTACGAAGTTCGAACACACCGAGAAGCCCGTAGAGTATTACGTGGCAGCAGAAAAAGACCTCTCCACCTTCTAAGGAATGACCATGGCTAATTTCACACAACAGCAAAAGATTGCTATCAAGTCCTGCTTGCAGGAGATTTCCAACTCGCTCACCCGCATGGAAGCGGAGCGCGACAACATCAAGGAAATCGTCAACCGGTGTGCGACCGAGTTCGAAATGAACAAGCGTATCACTCGCAAGCTAGCTCGCATCTTCCACAAGCGCAACATTGAAGAAGAGCGTGCGGAACAGGAAGAAATCAACACCACCTATGATCTGGTGACAAAATGAACGGATACAGACAGCAGGCGTATGCGGCTCCCGGTCACGACTACGATGAACGCAACTATGCGTCGGAATGTGTGGCAGTAGAGGAACCTCTCACGACACAGATTACCAATCGACTTGATCAAGCGTTGAAGAACAGTGAGCAGTTGATCGCTACCGTCGCAATGAGAGCAGACAGCCTCTTTGGTCCCGAACCAAAGAACACGCTTGGCAACGAAAAGGCTCCACCCGCCACACTAGATCGTGGTGTGATGGATCGTATCTCTCGCCAGTCAAGAGAAATGCTTCGCACTCTAGAGTCTCTAGAGTATCAGATTCGCCGCTTCAATCAGCTTTGATAACGGCACCCTAGGTTAAGTAGGGTTAAGGGTGTTCCTCTCATGGAGAACCGGCATGACGACACCCCCGTTATCAATGACTATACGTACTACGTCTTCGAACAGATAGAAGCGCGTGGTTTAATGTTCGCAATCCCTCCCGCGTGGCGACCGCTCTACCGTGAATACCTCAAGATCAAAAAGCGCAAAGCGAAAGAAGGCTCCTACCGGGACGACTTCGGGAAATCACCTTGACTATGAGCAGTCAAGAGAGTATTATGGTGTAGTCCGCAAGGGTAGAATTGAAGAGTACGAGCCGGGAAATCCTGTCATCTATAAGTTGAATGAAATTGAATCCTTGCGCCGCGACTATCCGCGTGCCAAGATTGTGAAGATGCGAATGACCATTAGGGTCATTTCTGAGGTTATACTATGAGCAGTTTGTGGGTTGAGAAGTATCGTCCTAAGACTATTGAGGATTGCGTCCTGCCGGATCGCCTCAAGGTTGTGTTTCAAGAGTTCGTGAACAAGGGTGAAATCCCGCATCTGATTCTCGCAGGCACCGCAGGCACCGGTAAGACGACGGTGGCTCGCGCCCTATGTGAGCAGTTGGGTATGGACTACCTGTTCCTCAACGGCTCCGATGAAAACGGCATTGACACCTTCCGCATGAAGATCAAAGGCTACGCATCGTCCATGTCTCTGACAGGCGATAAGAAAGCCATCATCATTGACGAGGCGGATTACCTGAATCCTAATTCGGTGCAGCCTGCGCTCCGTGGTGCCATGGAAGAGTTCGAAGACAACTGCCGTTTCATCTTCACCTGTAACTACAAGAACCGCATCATCGAACCGCTTCACTCGCGCTCGACTGTAATCGACTACAGACTCAAGGCAGAAGAGAAGCCGAAGATGGCTCGCGACTTCATGCGCCGCATCGAAGACATGCTCAAGACTGAGGCTGTGTCGTACAACGGCAAGGCTGTCGGGCAGTTCATCATGAAGCACTTCCCCGACTTCCGCAAGACGATCAACGAGCTACAGACCTATGCGGTCGCGCATGGTGAAGTCAACGAAGGTATCTTGTCTGCGTCGGCTGACGTATCACTCACGGATCTAGTGCGCTCTCTTAAGGATCGCAACTTCCGTGACATGCGCCAGTGGGTTGCGCAGCATGGTAATGATGACCCGTCGCGCCTGTACCGCAAGATCTACGATTCACTGTATGAGATTCTCAAGAAGGAAGCGATTCCTCCTGCGGTCATCATCCTTGCGAAGTACCAGTATCAGGCAGCGTTCGTTGCGGATCAGGAACTCAATCTCACCGCATGTCTCACGGAACTCATGGCAGAGTGTGAGTTTGCCTGATGGCTGACCTGTTCAAAGAAATTCTGCCGTCGATCCTGTCCACCAAAAAGAGCGTCATGCTCACGGAACAGGACGAGAAATCGTACCCTGCGTTCGTAGTGAACCGCGCCCTGTCGCAGTTCGCAGACACGGTATTCTTTGCCAATGCCATCAACTACTACCCTAATCTGGATAACAAACTCAAATACGACTTTCTACTAAATACTGTCAAGCCTTACCGTCGCCCCTTCTCTAAGTGGGCTAAGAAGGTGGAGACAGTTGATTTGGCGGTTGTAAAAGAATACTATGGATACTCAGATGCAAAGGCTCTGGAAGCCCTTCGAATTCTGACTCCCGACCAGATTGACTCACTGAAAAAAGAATTAGACAAAGGTGAGTAATCATGAGCCTAGAAAAGCTAGTTGAAGTCCTTCTCGCAGAAAAGAACGACTTTCTCAAAGTCCGCGAAACCCTGACCCGTATTGGGGTGGCGGCAAAGAACCAAAACGTCCTGTACCAGTCCTGCCACATCCTTCACAAGCAGGGGCGGTACTACATCGTCCACTTCAAGGAACTCTTCGAACTGGACGGCAAGCCTGCGTCTATTTCCGAGAACGACATTGCCCGTCGCAACACGATTGCGAACCTGATGGCAGAGTGGGGATTGGTCAAGCTAGTCGATGCGCCGAAGTCGGCTGAACCTGTTGCGCCTCTTAGCCAGATCAAGATCCTTCCTCACAAGGATAAGAACGACTGGCAGCTAGTGGCGAAGTACAATATCGGCAAGAAGCGTGCCGATGATTCCCGTCCGCAATATCTGGACAACCCAACTCACGAATGAACGAGAGGCTATACTATGAACAATGCGATTATCCAACTTCACCTCTTTAAGCTCCACCCCGACGCTCAGATTCCTAGATATGGAACGTCGATGGCTGCGTGCTTTGATCTTCACTTCGCGCCTTGCGGACGCTTCTCCATTCAGGGATATAACAACCAGAACGATCCAATCGACGCGATGGTGTATGCGGGTGTCTGTGACATTCATCCCGGCGACCGTCTGCTAGTGCCGACCGGACTGGTAGCAAAGATTGTTGGCACGCCCGACAACATTGCGAACTACTCCATTCGCATTCATGCGCGGTCTGGAATGTCGCTCAAGCAGGGATTAGTCTTAGCCAATGCCGAAGGCGTGGTGGACGTAGACTACCAGAAAGAGATATTCGTAATGCTAACTAACATTAGCAATAAGACCGCACAGATTAGAACTGGCGACCGAATCGCACAGGCTGAAATTGTCAAGAATGTAATCGCGTCATTCTTCACGGTGGCTGATTATCCCGTAGCCTATTCGGAGCGCGACGGCGGGTTTGGTTCGACTGGACATTCCTGATTTAGTGTGTTATCATATACTCTGTGAATTTGTTGGGTAACTCTAATATGGATTGGGACGAGTATTTCATGAAGCAGGCGGAACTCGTAGCCTCTAAGTCTAAGGACACTTCGACTAAGGTTGGCGCGGTCCTGACCCGACACAACAACGGATTCTCTACCGGCTATAACGGTTTCCCTCGCGGCGTGAACGATAACATTCCGGAGCGTCATGAGCGTCCTGCGAAGTACGATTGGACGGTTCACTCCGAGTTGAACTGCCTGCTCAATGCCGGTCGCGAAGGATTCTCCACCTACGGCACGACGATGTACGTCACACTCCATCCCTGTAAGGAATGCGCGAAAGCCATTGTACAGGCGGGAGTGAAGCGAGTGGTGTATCTGTCCGACGACAATCCGCGCTTTGACTTTGCGCTCGCGAAGATCATCCTCAATGAAGGTAAGGTCATCTGCGAGAAGTATGGCGAACCCTACGAACCAATGTGGCATCCAGTATGAGCATCGAAGACGGCAAGGTAACTCCCGCGACTCTCAATCTGCTAATCTCCACCTACGAGGGACAGCAGAAGAACAGCATTCACAACACGGACCTGTATGCCGCCCTTGTGGAGTTGAAGATTCTTCGCAATGAATACGCGGAACTGCGATTCCGCATGGACGGACTAGAGAAATGATTACAACGATCTACCTCGACATGGACGATGTTCTGACGGACTTCTCCAACACCTATCACAATGTCATTAAAATAGACCCGCGCACCATTCAGCCCGACCAATGGGAAGAGAATTGGGAGAAGTGGGTCAAGGGTAGAAACTTTGTCACTCAGCCGATGCTTCCCGGTGCGAACCTGCTATTGGGTTATATCGGCGCATTAGGTGTGAAGACCGAGATTCTGTCTTCGACCGGTGGACCGGACTTCTATGATGAAATCGTCGCACAGAAGCGCGAGTGGCTTGAGCGATGGGGCATCAACTATCATGCGAACTTCTGCCCCGGCAAGAAGTTCAAGAGCGAATTTGCGACACCGCACCGACTCCTGATTGACGACCAGAAAGGCATCATTCAGAAGTTTTGCGATGCCGGTGGCTACGGTGTGTGCCATGACGGTAACACGGTAGATGCCATGAACAACACCATTGAACGAATTCATGTATTGGTCAACCTATTAGGATACCAGAAGTATGTCGCACCCAAAGTATAGACTGCGCGGATACCTGTACCAGATTGTTGAGGTCTTCCCTTGCGAGGAAGCGGACCTAGGCGTTCGCGAGCTAACCACTCATGACCGTCTGGAAGACGCAGAGACAGTCATGGCAGCATTGGAGTCGGTGAACTACAACTTCACTTGCTATGCCATCATTCTGCGTCCGGTGTGGGAAGACACCTTCGCACCGAAGACTAAGCTGATGGAAGAAATGTTCAAGGATGGTTGGGATGCCAACGGCAGTCCTGTCTTTACTCCCTGTGACCACAACGGCTCGACAGCAAGCCTCTCTACGGATGGCAAGTACACTTTCCACTGCCACAAGTGCGGCGTGAAATACGGGAACACCCCATGAAGATCAGAATCGAAGATCATGCGGATGCGTTTGCCATTGCCATCGAAGGTGATGACGGCGGCGAACAATACTATTACTTCAATCAGGAAGATAACCGCGAAGAGTTGGTTGACCTGTTCAAGTCGCTAGGCTTCGATGCCTATTACGAGGAAGTGTGCTAAGATGCTAGTCTGGATTGGAAACTATCGCTATCACTGGAACACGCAGCGCATGGATCGGCTGTGGTACCGGACCCGTTACGATAAGTACGATTGGGAAATCGAACGCAAGGATCGTGACGCATGGGATCGCGCCTACGAGAAGTTCGCGGAACTCTGTCAGGACTATATCTGTCAGCCGGTCAACTGGATCAAGAACAAGATCCCGCGCATTCACTACATCAAGATTCACTCTTACGATACGTGGAGCGCGGACTCGACGCTCGCACCTATCATCCTGCCGATGCTCAAGATGCTGAACGAGAAAAAGCATGGCGCACCGTTTACTGAGGACGTTGACGTTCCGGAGCATCTGCGCTCGACTGCCGCGCCACCCAAGGAAAACGAATACGATACCGATGCGCTTCACTTCGAACGTTGGGATTGGATCATGGGTGAAATGATTTGGGCATTCGAACAAATCGTGAAAGACGATGAAGGTGAGGAACAGTTCCGTTCCGGATTCTCTGATATCATGTTTCAGGGCATGGACGCGGACGGCAAGGATGTAGGCGAGCCGCACCACCTAGGCGAGAAACCCACAATTGAGAATGATTCCGTTTTGACCTATCGGTTGGTAGACGGTCCACGGCATACGATGGTCACGGATTACGAAGGTCTGAAATCCCACCATGAACGCATTAAGAACGGTTTAAGGCTCTTCGGAACCTATTACAGAGCATTATGGGACTGACCCTAGGCTACCCTACCGGCTACCCTGTAATACGCTCAGAAACGATCCTAGGCGGTCCTAGGCACCCCTCCTAAGTCCTTGATTCTAAAGGACTTTTAGCCTGAAATTAGGCTTATCGTAAGTCCTTGATTTCATTAGAGTTTTCAATATTGCACTTTTCGACGGTTTTGCTATACTGGTATTACAGGGTGAGGGAATGGTTCCCCACCCGGATCTGAAACCCGAAAGGTACATGAATATGACGACTCTCTCCCCGCTCGCGACGGCTCGCGAAACCCTGAAAACCGCGAAGGCGGCTGTTGTTCTTGCTCGCGCCGAAGTGACGCGCCTCCGCGAAGAGGCGAAGACCGAGAAGGCTGCGAAGGTTGCCGAGCGTGCGGCTCGCAAGGTCGCGAAGGTTGCCGAACTCAAGGCGAAGCGCACTGCGCGTATCGCGAAGTTGGAAGCCAAGCTCGCTGCGCTCAAGGCGAAGCAGTCTTCGCCCAAGGCTCGCAAGCGTGCGAATCGCAAGGCTTCGAAGGTTACGACCATCGTTGCCAACGGCAAGCCGGTCACTGCGTAAGTGATTGAAGGGCAAGGGGATTTTCCCCTTGCCTTTCTCCCCGACACACGGTATACTGGTTATACAAGGTCAGGAAACGGAACAAATGCCTAACACGTTCATCATCGTCTATGCCGAATCCATGGTTCGCCCGTATTTTACGAAGTCTTACAAGTTCCGTAAGACCGCGCAGAATGCGTGCGACAAGCTGAATGCCCGATACGCCAAGTCGCGTGGTCATTCGAAGGACCGTGATGTTGTGTTCGCCGTCTACTCGCACGAAGAGTATCGTGCTGCCACCGAAGGCAAGGGTGAGTGGAAGGTGTCTCCGTTCACCGGCAACAAGGTTTGGGTTGCTCTCGGCACGCCTGCGTGCTGCGACCCGACCACCGAAACTTACATGAGCATGTAATCATGGGTCGCATGTCCGAACTTGATATCGAAATCCGCGAGCGCACTGCCGCACGGCAGGCTCCTGCGGAAATCGCAAAGGCTCTTAACATTCCCGCCCATTGGGTTGTGGAAATGATCGAAGAGAACGCTTACAACGATTATCTCAATCGTCGCGCCTCTGATGAATTCTTTGCCGAACAATCGGCTGACGCTGACGCGGAAATCTACGGCACCCGCTAATATGAACAAGTACATGGATCAATCGCATCCTGACGCTTTTGTGGATCATCCTGTGATGCAACCGCATGGCGACCTGACCAAAATCTGCCCGACCTGTCACGGTCACGGTGGATGGAATCTCCTGCTGAATCAGTATCCGCTGCCTGACGGCATGGCGAACACTCCGGAGAACCGTTCGAAGTTTTCGCACTTTCGCTGCCACTGTATGCATTGCAACGGTTGGGGCTACGTGCGCGAGACTGAGAATTGCCCCGGTCATGAGTGGGTGCACGTTCGCAACACTGGTCGCTGCCTGAACCTTTACCGTTGCTCTGTCTGCGGTAAGGAATGGGAAATCGACTCTTCGGATTGATCATGAAACTCTTCGCTTATTACCTCGGCTTCCTTGTCGGTATCTACCGTCGCAACATGCGCCGCCTCGCGTATCACTACGAAGATGGGATTGGCGCGGCTGACGCGGAAACCCGACTCAACACTCTCATGCGTAGGAGCATGTAATGTCTTTTGCACCGATGGTTCGCACTACGGAATTTGGTCCGTTTGCCGGTAACGGCTTGCGGTTTGCCACTCCTGCCGAAGCGCAGATGTGGCTTGATGATTTGATGTGCCGTTGGTTTGCGGTCACGGATACTCGCGTGGATGAATCCACGGACCCTGTGAACTACCGCACGGTTGACGGTCGAACTCTGGAAGAGGTATCGTGATGGGTTGGCTTATTGGTATCGCGGTCTATATCGCGGTTGTTGTTCTTATCTGCCGTTTTGTGGGGTTCAATCGTTATGAAGACTAATGATCTTCGCAAGGGTGTGCGTGTCCAGTTGCGCAACGGATGGTTCGCCACCGTCGCGGACAACGCTCGTGGCAACATCCGCATGTGTGACGTAGAAGGCGTGTACCGTGAAATCGGTTCTGTCTACTCGCACGATATCATCCGTGCGCAGTATGAAGGTGTCTGGCAGGACGTAGAGCATACGCCTGCACAGGTCAAGCTGCGCGAACAGGTCGAAGGTTTCTTCGCATGATCGCAAAGATTTGGGATTCAATCGTCGGGCATTTCTACATCCTTCTGGTGTGGGTGCTTGACATGGTGTGTGGACCGGCAGATGAATAACACTCGCGAATACGTTCCAGACGACGGCGGCGATTCCCTGATTCCGATTAAGGAATGGGAAGAGTGCTGCGCCAATGGAATGTTCATCGACTACGATGGTTTCGGCTACTTTGTCAATCTGGACAACGTGACCGAACTCTACGGCTTCGACGTTTACCCGTCCATGATTGGCAGCGCAGCCTACGAGCAGCGCAAGGTCAACTGGACTCATATCAACTGGTTCAATCGCTGAGTTGACTAGATATTATGGATTCGGAAGAAATGAGCCTTGATGCCGTCTACCGTCTTAACAAGACGTATTACGCGATGGGCATCGTGATCGAAGTGGAGAAGGTCTACTTTCCGAATACGCATACGATGTTGGAATCTATCGTCATGTCGTCCGCACCAAAGGTTCCGCAATATCATTTTGAGGACGACTACAATGCGTAAATTTCTAATTGGATTGGTGGCTCTACTCTTCAC